TCAAGATTCTTATTTGAGATAACTGGACACTTTACTGGAAATCCCACACTGATGGGACTTTTTCCAGAATGTATTCCAAATCCAAAGAAGAACAGAATCAACAAGCATGAATTAGAATTACCGAGATTCCATAATTGGTCCGAGCCCACCATTGACACGATGGGTGTGGGTGCTAAGGGTCAAGGTAGACACTACAATTTCTTAATGTTGGATGACCTTATTGGTGATAAGGCTAGAGACAGTCCAACGGAGATGGCTACTGCAAAGGATTGGTTTGATAACATTCAGTCATTCTTCTCATCTTTTGCCAAAGATAAGTTCGTATTGATAGGTACCCGCTGGGCATTTGATGATTTATATGCTCACGCTCATAAGATTTATGAAGATGAACTTGTTAGATACATCAGATCAGTTGAGGAGAAGAATCCAAAGACAGGAGAATTGGAAGCAATATTCCCTGAAGAGTTTCCCCTCAAGAAGCTTAAGATTATTCGAAAAAACAGGAAAGTCTTTTCGGCACAATATGCAAATGATCCGGCAGAAGGTGGAACGGAATTTGATGAGAATTGGTTAAGATACTTTTATTGGACGGGTAAAAACACATTAGCTACTTTCAATAAAGATAAAGACGGCAACCCAAAGGGTAAGATTGTTACAAATATCTGGGATATGGATCGTCTGATTCTTATTGACCCAGCAATGACGGGTGCTGGTGGCTATTGTGTAACTGGTACAGACTACAGAAATGACAATTATGTATTAAAAGCTCTCAGATTGGAGCTTAAAACAGAGGAATTTGTACCATTTTTGTTTTCTGAAGTAACAAGATGGCAACCTAGAGCAGTTGTTATTGAAGAAGTTCTGTTCTCTGGACTCTATAAGCCATTCTTAGAAGCAGAAATGAAGCTTAGAGGTACTAGATTCTACATAGAATTGGCTAGAACCAAGCAGCAAGCTAAAGAAACAAGAGTTAGAGGCTTATCAAACTACCTAATAACTGGTCAGATAATCGTAAATGAGTCTCAAACAGAGTTAATCGAAGAAGTTAAGACGTTTGGAGCCAATAATGACTATCATATTCTCGATGCTTTAGCTTATGGGCCAGAAAGATGGCGTAGAGGTAGACCAAGAGCAGAAGTTGAAGAGGAAATGAGACAATCCGATGATCGTGATGAGCAAACTGGTTATTCTCAAATCTAGGAGGAACAATGATTGAGCTTTTAAAGCCATTTCTTGCACGAATCGCTGGCTCTCTTGCTGGTTTTATTGCTACATATTTGTCTGCACACGAGATTATGGTGTTATCGCAGGATGATCTAACTACTTTAATCAGTTTCCTCCTGCTTGTATTCTCTTTGGTCTATGGTATTGTACACAAGATCATTTCTAAGAAGACTAATCCCACCGATTCTGCCATTACTCCCTCCAAGCTTGCAAATTAATGAGCGCAATTCAAGAGATTTCTCAGTCTAATGAGATTCCTGATGAATTAAAGGATTTCGTTAGAGAGACGATTAGTAAGCTTTTCTGGAAATGGTATTTCGCTAATAAAGATGACAAGCTGGTGAAGGTTGGTTGGTGGATCTTTGCTAAGACTATCTATCTTAGAGATTTAAAGAGTGTCTTTGAGATGTTATTTGGTTCTGCACCTACGGTGAAGCTATGAGTAAGCGTTCCAATGATACTAGAGTCCCAAACGTTAAACCATCTCAACGTTTTAAGACTGATACTACCGATAATTATGCTAACAAGCCTTACTCACGTAGGGCTATTAATGCATTAAGTGATTCTGTTGAAGCTGAATTTGCTAAGGCAGACTCTATCTATAATGCCATTGGAGATAATCAAGGTGTTGGTATTCCAGATGACATGGATAAAGTCAATGCTATGAGTGATCGCCTTTCAATGCTTGAAGCTAAGAGAGATTCTGCAAGGTTTGCAGATAGAAGGAAGAAGAATGGTAGTAAGAAGCCAAAGAAGTAATAACTTTAGGCAATTATAAATGCCCTATCCTAGAGAAATTTATCTAGACCCAGAAACAGAAACAAGGCTCATCTCTTATTTGGATGATGAGCTTTATATGCATTATGGTGAACGTGGTCAATGGCTGGATGATATAATTCAGCATCAGAAAGATTATTGGGCAAAGCCAACTAGAGAAAAGGCTACATTCCCATATTCTGGTGCAGCAACCATTATCATTCCTCTGACGGCTATTGCAGTAGAAGCCGTTCATGCCAGAGTAATGACTACGTTATTCTCTCTGCCACAGCTTGTTAGTGCTACGGCTATTGACCCTAAATGGGCCGATGCTGTTAGACCCGTGGAGAGAGCCATAGATAAAGAATTGAAGTTAATGAAGTTCAGGGATGTTTTGGATTCATCTCTATTAGAGTGTGAGAAGTTTGGTAATGGTATTGGTAAAGTTGGTTACGAAAGAATGGTTAGGACAGCCATTCGTACAAATGCAGATGGTGAAGATGAGGAGTTTGAAGTAGTAATCAGAGAGGGTCCAAATATTTGTGCAACACCACTCTCTAGATTCTTATTACCATTCTATTCACAAGATCCACAGACTTCTCCGTGGGTTGGTGAAGAACATTCCAGAACTCCATATGAGATTCTTCAGATGGAGAATTCTGGATTTTTCAGACCTGGTACTTTCGCTAAGTTAGAGAACTGGATTCAGATGGAAGGTGAATCCGGTAAGTTTGAAAAGTCTCAGGAGCAGTTAGAGAAAACTCAGCAAGGCTGGCCTAGTAAGATTGATTGGAAAGAAATTTGGCTGACCTTCAATGTTGATGGTAATGATAATGGTAAGCAACATGAGATAGTAGTTCATTACCACCAAGAAGCTCAATTAGTAATGTCTGTAAGATATAATTGGAACAGTGATCTTCGTCGTCCTTATAGATTAGCTAAGTATTTTCCAGTCGAACATAGATGGCGAGCACTTGGTATTTGTAAGAAGAATGAGCAGTTTCAGCGTGAAGTAACTACGCAACATCGTCAGAGATTAGATAATGCTACTCTGGCAAATATGCGTATGTTTAAGGTTCATAAGAATTCTGGATATGGACCAAAGGAACCTATTTTCCCAGGTAAAATGTGGTTCCTTGATGACATGACTCACATTGATTCTATCCAGTTAGGTGAGATTTACCCGTCTGCTTATAATAATGAGCAGGCAACCTTAATGTTTTCTCAGCAGAGGACAGGTGTTAATGAGACAATACTTGGTATGCCTCAAGCTGGAACTCCTGGAACTGCAACTAGTGATTTAGCTAGAATCCAAGAGGGTAATAAAAAGTTTGATTACATTTATCAGAATATTGGCTCATTCGTTAATGAGTTGATTACTGACTCAGCTTGTGCAATTCAACAGTTTGGACCAAGAAATATAGAGTATTTCAATAGAGCGGAAGGTGGTAATTTAGTCAGACAATTCTTTGCTTTACCTGAAAGCTCTATCAGGGATGGTTTAGTACTGGAGTTTAGTAGAGCCGGACAACAAAAGAATGACATTCTAGATAGGCAGAACTGGACTCAGATAGCTGGATTACTTACTCAGTACTTTACAGGCGTTTTACAGCTTTCACAGCTTTCTGGTGATCAGAACATAACACAACTAATAGCTAGAAAGGGTATTACTTCTGCTACGGAAGCTATGCAGCAGATTCTGGAATCCTTCAATATTCGTAATATTGACAGAGTAATACTTAAAGAATTACTAACCGGAGCTGCAAATGGAGGACTTAACTCGACTGGGTCTAGCTCAGGAGGAATTGGCGGACCTCAACAAATTGGTAGCTTACCCAGAATGGGCAATTCTAACCAAATTATTTCGCCATTTACATCAAGCAATGAAATCGGAGGCTCTCAGCTTTAAAACCCCACTAGAAGCATATGAGTTACGTGGTAAGGTATTAGGATCTAAGATAGCTTTGGATATTATTAATAACTTGTACGAAACTAGCCGAGGAACTAAAAATGTCAGGGACAGAAGATCAGAACTCAAATCAGCAGACGACATCTACTGGGGAGACTCAGAATCTGGAGGACCAGTCTACTGAAGTTACTACAGAGACTGAAGATCAGGTTGAAGATCAAACTGATACTCAAGTTGAATCTAAGCCAGCGGTAAATAAGCCTGATCCAGCAATTCTTGCTTTGTATGACAATGTGCTTAGGGAGAAGGAAGCTGAACTTCAGAGACTTCGTGATCAGTTAGAGACTAAGCCTGTTGTGCCAGAGTTAACTCCAGATGAGCAGAAGCAGAAGTTCTTTAATAACCCCATGGATGTTCTTAGGGAGGAGATTAATGCGGCCATTTCTCCACTCTTAGAATTTACTAAGGGTGTTAAGAAGGAAACGGAGTATGATAGGTTAAAGACCAGATTTAAGAATGATGCTAGATATTCCGATGTGTTTCCACAGATCGAAGGTTATGTGGATCAGATCATGTCTAAGTCTGAAATGACAGATCAGAATATGAGGACGGCTATTTTAGTTGCAATTGGAGCATTACATTCTGGTGAAATTGTACCAACTGCTACACAAACCAGTACACAGACTACCACTCAGACTAATAACACTAACCAGAATAGAATTGTGACTCCTCCTCATCTTCGTTCTTCACCGCCTAATGCTCCAAAGACCACAAAGAAATCTAATGTTGTTCTTACGGAACTTGAGAAGAGACTTGCTAGAGAGCGCGGCATGAGTGAAAATGATTACATTAAGTTCCGTGATGCCAAGCCTAGCGAGGTGATTAATGTCCAGTGAGCGCGAAACCATAAAGGTTAAGAGTTCTTGGGATTCAGATAAGCCTAAGACTAATGAGCCAGAACAGGTTGATGCCGCACAGGAAGAGATTCTAACTCGTGCTGCTCGTAAGGCTAAGTTAGTAAGAATCTTGGATCGTGGTATTGTGGCTGACCGACTTCATGTTGATCTTCCCACTAATCTTTACGGTGAGTGGGTTGCAGACGATCCCGTAGAGATTTCTAGAATGGAAGCTCTTGGTTTTCATAAGGATACCGAATATGCACCTAGCCGGTCTTTACATTCCAGTGGTATCAAGGAAGGGAAGATTGGTGATGTTATTCACATGATTTGTGAAAAGGAAACGAAGGACATTATAGACGAAATTAGACGCGAACAGTTTGATCGTAGACATGGTAAGGGCAAGACTAAGGAAGAGGCAGAAGCTGCTGGTAGAATCAATAAGGAAGGACTTGCAACATTTTCAGAGAGTAAGGAACATACTGCTAGAAAGGCAGACATTGAACGTGCTCTCGCAACCAACAGTTAAGAGGTAAAACATGAAGCACATTGTAGCTGCTCGAACTGTTTCTGGG